CAAATTATGCTTTGTATGCACCTCGAGCTTCGGCAGTTTTTCCTTTGATGAAATCAACATTAGATAAATTGGATGAGTTACATCGACTCGTTGATTTCTCGAGCGTACAACGGCATGCACGACCAGTTCCTTTTTGTATTTACTTACACGGACCACCTGGAATTGGAAAAAGTTTTTTGACTGCTGTGATTGCACAAATTCTTACTGGAACACCAAATAGTAGCCCTGCAGTAGATAATTTGATTTATCAGCGAAATCCAAGCATTGCTCATTGGGATGGTTATAGTTCGCAACCAGTTGTTATCTTGGATGATTTTGGAGCATTACGTGATTCAAATGTTTCACCTGGAGAAGCGGCTGAAATGATAGCAATGGTTTCGAATACACCTTATCGTATCCCGTTTGCAAATTTAAACGACAAAGGAGGAGTTTTTCGATCGCAAATTTTGTTGATTACGTCAAATCAAGCGTATCCAGTATTTAATAGTATTGCTACTCCGTCTGCTATTTATCGTCGACGTCACGCAATGTACGAAGTCTCAATTAGTCAAGATTTTTATGATTCTCAAAGTGGTCAGATCCGTGTAGATAAGTTACAACGGAGTGATGGGAAGCATTTGTTTTTCCAGAAGCAAACTCCATTGCCTAAATCATCTGGCCAAGTTAATGTTGGTGTGAAGATGACAATTGACGAGTTTTTGCGCGATATTGTTACGGGTTTTGCACAACATCGTGAATGTGAACGGATAGCCATTGATAACCGTGCTCGTTTAGTTGATACATTTTTATCAGTTCGACAGGATTTGATTGAAAGTGGAGTTGAAATGTTCAAACACGATGATGGTTTTTACTCATTAAAAGATCAAACTGGAGTTGAAATTTTGCACCAGATGGAAGTTGAAGGTGTCGATATCGATATTATGCGAGACACCGAGGTCAAAATGAAAGCAAATGGGGATGACCAAACTCCGTTTTTTGCTAGGTCTTTGCCGAAGGAGCAAGAAAAACCAAAATTGTACGATGCGGTAATGCGTATTTGTGAGCGCGCTCAAACGTCATGTGAAGCGGAACGTTTTTTGACAGCTTTGCGCCTCTTGTTGGAGGAGGAAGAAAAAATTTTTCGTTCAAAAGCGTGGGTTAATGCTGTATGCCTTATGGTACCGGTGTTAGCCATGGTTTCTCTTTATTTTGGAATTAAGTACTTTAAGAAAAAGAAAGAACTTAAAAGAAATATTGAAATGGAAGGTGATTGGAATGGAATGATGCAGCGCGTAGATCCGGAAGGATGGTGGCAACAATTGAAACCTGAAGATCGTGTTAAAATGATTGAGGTATTTTTATTACAATTGCGCGCCCTTGACCCAAAAGCAAAGAATTTTATGGTTGATACATGGGAGAGATTAACACCTGAGGAGAAAGCTGTTCAAACGGAGGCGATGCGTAATGGTTTGAGGTGTTATCCACCGGAAGTTTATGAAGCAGCTGCGGCGAGAATGTTTGGTAAAAATCATGAAATGTATCAATTGCTGATGGCAAATGGAGCGTATGCAAATTTGAAGGATCATCGAGTACCAAAACCTAAAATTCCGGTGAAATATACACCGGTTCTTATGAAACCTAATAGTTTTGCTGATCAAAATGCACAAGAACTTATTAATCGACGTGTAATACCAGGACTTGTTTTCACTCGGTGTGGAGTTACGAAAATGAATGGTTTTATGATTGGAGGTCGTTGGATGGTGACTGCAAAGCACTTATTTCGGAAAATTTTTGCTGATGGATCATTGATTGAAGATGGGACACCGTTTACGATTGAATATTATGGGGTGGTGTTTCATGATATTTTTGAAAAGAAACGAATGATTAGTTTGGATCATGATCTTTGCGCGTATGAAATGGGTTTAAATTCGCGGACGTGGAAGGATATCCGACATTTGTTCCTGACCGAACAAGATTTTAATGGCCGGGATAAAGTGGATGGATTGATGGTTTTTGTTAACGAACAATCTCAGTGTTGTATACAAGCAACGCCAGTCTGGAAGAACGTTCGAGTGCGATACCCAGTTGGATCAACGATGGAGTATGTTAAAGAAATGCAAGGGTGGCAAGTCGAGAAAGCTCCTCTTGGTATTTGCGGATCGCCGCTAATTGCCATTGATAATTTTTATCCGCGGAAAATTTTAGGAATTCATGTTGCGTGTAATCAAGGAACTGGTCTTTATTTGCCGATTACGCAAGAACAATTGATGAAGATTCCGATGCGTAATGATTTTGGTTTACCGGTACCCGAACATATTCTTTCACAACCATCTGAAATGAGTATGATTCCAAATGGCAATTTTAGTATACTTGGCAAGAGTTCAATACGAGTGTACCAGCCGGAGAAAACAAAGTTGCGCAAGTCAAAACTTTATGGAAAAGTTGCGAAGGTGACGAAGGGTCCAAGTGTTTTAAGTCCACGTGATGAACGTAATCAGTCGGGTGAATCACCCTTATTGAAAGGAATATCAAAGTATGGACGACCGGCTCCAGTACTGAAAGAAGAACATTTGAAGCGTATTACAAAACATCTCGTTAATATTTTTGGCGCAATGCCTAATGATTTACGTCGTCAATTAACTGAAGAGGAAGCAATAAATGGCTTGCCGATAGAATATTTTGATCCATTGGTTATGGACACATCGCCCGGATTTCCTTATGTACAAACCATTCAAAAACCAGTTGGGAAGAGTGGGAAGGAACATCTCTTTTCAGAAGAACAGCCGCGAAAGGTTATCAACAAAGATTTACGCGATAAATTGGATTTGCGGCGTAATATGGCTCGTCGCGGCTATCGATCTATTTCAGTTTGGTGTGATACGTTGAAAGATGAACCACGGGCTCTTGAAAAAATTGAGACCGGATCCACGCGAGTTTTTACAGTACCACCTGTTGATTATTCTATCTTATCGCGCGAGATGAACTTGGCCTTTGTTGCTATGTTGATGAAAAATCGTTTGAAATGCTTTTCGGCTGTTGGAATAAATCCCCAATCCTTGGAATGGACGATGTTAATGACGCATTTACAACAAGTTTCGGAAGTGGGTTTTGCCGGTGATTATTCTGGATGGGATGGAAATTTATCGCCAGCAATTATTATGGCCGTTTGTGATGTAATAAATGCGTGGTATGATGATGGCGATGAAGCAGCAATGGTTCGTCGGGTTTTGTTTGACGAGCTTGTTCACACAAATCAAATCGCAATCGACGTAGTTTATCAATCGCATATCGGAAATCCGTCGGGGAATCCATTGACGACGGTTTTGAATACGATTGCAAATTATTATTATTTGTGTTACGCGTTTTTGGAATTAGCACCTGTTGAAATGAATGACCCGATATTTTTTGATCAGTATGTGCGTGTTTTTATTTATGGCGATGATAATATTATGGCTGTACATCCGGAAGTCGTGAATTTCTTTTTTCCGGCTAATGTGTCTCGAATTTTGAAGGAAATGAATATGACATATACTGCGGCAGATAAAAAGGGTGATTCGGTAATGGAACCAATAGTTGAACTAACGTTTTTGAAAAGTGGTTTTCGCAAATTGGGAAGTTTTTGGGTTCCAACGCTTGATACCGCCACCATTGAAAACATGGTTATGTGGTATCGGGAAAGCTCATTTGAAACGGAAGAAGAGCTTACAATATCAAATATTAATGAATCGTTGCGCGCAGCATCTTTGTATGGTAAAAAATTTTTTGATAAATGGCGTGTAAAAATTATTCGCAATGTACCGGGTAGTTGGGTTAGTAAAATTTTTTCTTATGATTATTTTATGTTGTTTTTTCGTGAAAAATTTTATCCAATGACAACAGAAAGAAATTATGTTGAAATGCACGCAAATTCAAAAATTACAACTGAACAAGAAGCACAAGGCGTTATTGCGCAAGCACAGCGTGGACAAGCGGTTACTAGTATGGGATCAAATAATCCTGTACGTATGACACAGATGATTATTGGTGCTAGTAGCGACAAGGATTGGACTTTATCTGATGTTACGAATAAACGAGCATTTATTGGAGTGGTACCACTAACGGTTTCGAATGTACCATTTGATATCTTACATTCCATGGAATTACCGGTTGATGCACTGGTTAATGCATTTCAAACAACACCTTTCACACATTTTACCTATTGGAATGGTGGAATTAAAATTATTTATAAATTGAATGCAACGCGTTTTTATGCTGGTCAAGTTGGGGCAACGTTTTTTCCAATGGTCACAAAAAGTGATCTTATTCCATGCTATTTTACGCAAAAATGGTGGCCAACTATTCAAGTAAATCCAACTGCGTACATGGACGTGCCAACTGGTAATGAAATGGCCATTAATGTACCATTTACAAATATAAAACCGTTGCTTAATCTTAAAAATCTTGGAACGGGTTTAACTCATTATTGGAAGGATTATATTGGAACAATTGCATTGTATGTTTATTCACCATTGAAATCGTCGGATACAATGCCACCGCAGGTTGATATTTCAGTTTGGGTTGAATTTGATGACCAAAGTGCGTTTCGAATTCCGCGGCCATATAACCAAATTTCTTTCTTTAATGAAGAAACGGCTCGACATTATTATGATCAGGGAAAGAAATTAAAAGGAGAATTTACATTAATGAGACCTAATGGTAACTCTACATCAATTAATAATGTAACAACTTATGGAAATGTGGATAATATGGCTATGCCTACCGAAATTACGTCGGATGGTTTTAAAGCGAGTGCAACTATTCCAATGACTATGGATAAACCAGCTCGAACTGTTAATGGATTTCCAATTGAGCGACAAGCTTTCTCATACTTTTCGCAAACAACTGGATCGGCAATGTTTAACCGTTTGGATTTGAATCCAAGTAATCAAAATTTATCATTTCCCGAATTATTTGCTACGGACACTGATGAAATGGACTTGAGTTATTTGTTCCAACGAATGGGTCGTTTTGCATCGTATGTTGTGGATGGATCAACAACTTCTGGAACGTTAATTTGTTCTCATTGGCTTGGACCATGGATGAGTATGATTCCGCAAGGGGTTAATGCTTATCCGCCGCGCGGAGCAAATACGTTACAACCAACTACGTGCTGGGAATATGCTGTTCGTCCGTTTCGTTTTTGGCGTGGCGGAATCAAATTGCATTTTGATTTTATTACAACTCCAATGCTAACAGCACGTTTTCTTTTTTGTGTCAATTACAATGTTCCTCCTGCAACTGCTTTGACTATGGCAGAAGGTTTAGCTTATGGAGTTATCATTGACATCGGAAATGAAAACCACACCTTTGATTATACTGTGCCGTATAACAATCAAAATATGTGGACAACACAATATGGCGGACAGGAGTTCAGTGAATTTTATCCATCATTGGCTTTTTATACGAATACTGGTCAACCAACAATTGGGCGAGAAAATCCGTTGGATTATTTTATGGGATCGTTTCGGTTGTATTTGCTTAATCGTGAAGTTACGCCATCGAATGCGCCAGCAAGTATTGACGTTATTATTAGCGTAAGTGGTGCTGAAGATTTTAAAGTTTATTATCCGAGTGCTACTGGGATTAGTATTCCAACAAATGTGGTTTTGACAGCTACTACTCCACCTGAACCATTTGTTGAAATGCAATTGAATGCTACAATTGCGTCAGAAGCAGACGCCGTCCCAGTGCCAACGCAAGACGAAATATCGAGTGTGAAAGATTCGATTGTGGTAACACCAGGAGGGCAAGAAAATAAAGGCGAACATCCTAAACATTTCGGAGCAAATGCCCCGGTGACACATTTAAAGAGATACATAACGCGTTTTTGTGGTGTGAATTCACCAAATACGACCCGAAGTTATCCTTATTTTAAAATTGGAAAATTGACAGATCCATCTAATGATAAACCTTATGGGTTTACATTGTTGCAAGGAAGTCAAATGGGAACAATACCAGCGGGAAGGAATAATATTTATCTTGCGTATGTTGCAGAACCAGTAATGCCTATTCCATATTTTACAAGTCCACCAGCTGGTGATTTTGCTATTAGCGAAGTTGTTGGACCGCAACATCCATTATCGCATTTTGCTCCAATGTATCGATATTGGCGCGGTACGATGCGCTATAATATGATATCTGGTACAGTTCGGCGGTCAAATGGTCAAGCTGCGGATGTACAAAAGTATGGAGCTTTTTTCTTTCCGCACCCTTTTTATTCAAGTCAGTACGCGAGTGATACGTTGCATTATTATACGCGACCAAATTTTGCTGGTGTCGCGGCATTGAATGTATCAGCTTTGGAAAACGTTTCGATTGAACAAGAACAGGATATTCAATCGATGAATTCGTTTGTTCCGCCTTTGGCTGGAGCAATGTGTTACGATGGTACTCCGTACGTTCAAATTGAAATACCATTTACATCGCAATATGCAAGTTTATTAAATTATGCGAATTTAAATGTTTACCAAACGAATGCTGCTCACGTTATGACAGGGTGGGTTTTCTTTTACTGTATTTTTGGAGCACCAAGTGACACTGAAACTGTAACAAGTTTGGTGGAAAATGGTATTTCATGGGATTTAACAATTCAGAAAGCGGCAGGAGACGATTTTCGTTTTGGTGGACTTTATCATGTGCCGTATATGCGTTTTGCCCCAGGTATGCAACAGGGCGGATCACATTATCCAATGTTCCCGGATTGGTTTCAAATTACGGACACGCGGAAACGGGAGATTCAACAACAAAAAGAAAGGAAGAAAAAAGTTGTCGTGGATAGCTCGGATGACGATTTCGTTGACATGAAAATGAATGGAAACGTTTATAGTTGGTACTTTGCTAATGACGATCAAGATTATATCAATCTGGTTAAACACCAGTTTAAGGATAAAGGCGCAATGCTAGTGAAAGAGGTTATGCTCCAAGCTGGCAATGAACCGAATATTGATAAACGTTTCGAAATTTTTACATCAAAACTGGAAATGAGCGTCAGTTACAACATCGGACGACGTAATCGTTTCGGTGAGCGCAATCAAGAAGGGAATTTTTATTGGGAGATTTTATTGCCAGAAGCGCGCCTTATTCAATCTGGAGTGCATAGCTTTGATATTGAAAAGAACGTTGACGAACAAATTCAAGCACGAATTGCTATTCTCGATCATCTAACAGCAGCATGCAAAAAGTTGCTTGTGGATCAATTAGAAAGAGAAGTATCAGTTGAAATGAAGGCGAATGGTGATTTCAAAGATCCATTGCCATGTACGGAGGAATCGTTTCATTTGGTGGTGCCTGAAATATTTTCGCGATTTAAACGAGGAGATGTTAATGGACGTGCTGCTCTGAACGAAATGACGCAGAAAGTCGTTAGCGTGCGTGTACAGTATGATGATATTACTTTGGGCGAACAACATCAACGACGGTTTCTTGGTAAATGTTTATTATCTTGCAATTTGCGGAAATATGATGTTCAAGGATCAGGTGAAGCTGGAACAAAAAAGATGGCTCATGAGGAAGCTGCGCGAAAAGTATTTAATGAATTGTACATGCGCGTGAAGGAAGAAATTGATGCACAAAATCCAG